CCCAATAATAAAAATTTAACAACTAACAATCTCGAAGTATATATTTTTGAACGCTTTTCCGTATTCGATGGTAAAACATTACAAACAAATATGACGTATAAAGATGTAGTTGAACAGTGTTCATCTGCTCTTGAAAACCGATTTGCTCGTCATGTTGACTCTGCTGAATACTTAGAAGCTTATAGGAATCCCCAATGGTTAGAATCTACCCCCCCTCCGAATTATGAAACCCCATTAGATATTGTAGAATTTCCTCTTCAAGCATCTGCTGAAATAGGTATAGGTTCTGCTACTGCCGTTATAGCCGCACGCGCTTCACGCTGGCTTGTCATGCAACATTTCATTTGTGCTTTATTCTTTGGTAACGCTAAGGATACTGCACTAATGGATTTTTTGTATGGAATTAAACACGGTATGTCAAAATTGTTAGAAAGATTCAATATTATTCCTCGCTCTTCAAGCATATGGGATAATGAATCATTTTCATATTATAAAAATTATGCTTTATCTGTCAAAAATTATCTGTCAAATTGTCAACAACAACTGTCTGACACCTTAGTGTCTACGCTAGGCGCTGGGTGGAAGTACTTTAAGATCGCATTACTAGCTGGTATCTTTATACTAACTACGATGTTCGTTAAATCTGTGGAAAGGAAATGTCTCCCCAAGTTTATCAGTGAAGATGAAAAATTAAGTGTTTTAGTGAAAGAGGCTAACACATGTTTAGATAACGATTGTAGAAATTGCAAGACCTGCAGCAATTCTGTTTCAACGCCTTTAAATGCGAAATGGAATTCAAACTGCGCTTGCTATATACGGCGAATGGAAATCTCTCGAGATAACATTCGTCAGTATTGTGTTTCTATGTATGGAAATCAACGTGTGTCCCCCGATCATGAAATGACTTTAACTGATATGTATGATGTAATTGAACAAATTTGTAATTGTGATTGTAGTGTTTGCCCATATTGTAATGATGAAGAACTTAAATCTAAACTTTTTGAAACGGCCAAGTTGCACAAAACAAACTGTGTCTGCTTGTTGACTCGCTTCTACCAAGGTTTTAGGACTGAATCGTTACTTCAATTTTTGATGACTCTTAAAGATAATCTTCCCGCTTATTCCCTTAAAAATAAAGAATTGATTAGGC